ATCGCCGTTTGATCGTCGCCGCCGCGCCGGATGATCACATTCCCGACCTTTGCCGAATAGGCGGGCGCGATCCCATCGGCCGCGCTCCAAAATAAATTCTCGCCATCGTGAATAGAGACAACGCCCTCGATTTCGTGAACCGCCAGAACGATGATCACGTTTAGATTTTTTCGGCCGTCCGCTCGGATCAAAACATTTTGCGAGCCGTCGCCGCCCGGATCCGAGATCGAGGAATACAGCGGCCCCAATTCGCCCCGATGATAAAGCGCCAGATCGCCGCCGACCCGCGCGCGCCCATAGATCACGCGCCCCATGGGGACAGGTTGACGGATCGCCATTTGCGGCGGCGGCGCGCCCGGCGCTTTTGGCGCAAGCGCCATGCTAAGCGCGGTCGACATTGCCGCGATCATCGAACTGGCGACAATTGCCATAGTCGAAGCGCCGGTTATAAATCCCGTCGCAACCGTGGTTGCGATAGCAATTCCGACAGGGGGCATGAATTCACCTCATTGGATCAACCGGCCAAGCGACGAACGCGGCCCGCAGCGGCACGGCGCGCAAGCCGAACCTCGCCGCACACATCACATTTGCGCCAGCGACAACGCCAAGCGCGACGGCGCGCCCGGCCGGATCCGGCGCGCCTTGATCGTCAACAGCGATCGCGGCAATATCGCCGCGCATGGCGCATCGCGGCGAGATCCGCGGCGCGCCCATATCCGCCAGCGCCGCCAGCGATCCGGCGCGCCGGATGATCCGCGCAGCGGCCCACGCGGTCCCATGGCGGCCCCGCATCGCGTCCCATGCGGTAGGCCCGGCAAGCATCGCGCGCGCGACCTCAAAGCAAAACGTCGCGCAATCATGGCGGCCCCATTTCCACGGCCGATCCCGCGCCGCCTCGATCGCCTCGATCAAGCGATCATCCCAGCCATCCGGGCGCGCCGGGCGCGGGGCGCGCACGCTACTTGAACGGATCAGCATTTTGCAAATCTGCAACATGATTGAACCCTTGATCGCGATCAGCGCCGGTTCCGAACCATCGCCCCCAATCGGCAGGCGTCAGGCGAACCGGGCGCGGACGGCCAAGGCGAATGACATGGCTTTCAATCGTCAGAATTATTTGAATGCTTTCTGGATCCGCGTCGATTTCCGGTTGCTCGCAGATGCCGGAAAAATCTTGGATCTTGTCGCCAACCTCCGCGCCGCTTGCGGCGAAAAAACCTTTCCACAGCGTGAAACGCGCACCAGCGACGCGGCCATCACGCGCCAGCGTCACCAGCGCCACCGGCGCGCCCGGCCATATGATTTTCAGCGCCTGGCCCTGCGCGCCCGCCTTGCTGGCGGTTGCTCCGATATTGAGAACCCCCACGGCGCCCAGCCACTCAACCCCCGCCGCATCGGTCCAAGCGGACGCGCCAGACCAAAAGCGAACCGCACCATCGGGATGATCCATTTGCATCAGATAGCCGACAAACCCGCCGCCAGCATCCCCGGCCAGAATTGCCGCTTGCGCCGATGTGATCGACCTCATCCGACAGCCTCCGCAAATTGAAACGCCATGGGGGGCGCGTAATTGCCAAAATCGCGCGCATGACTTCGCGGCGGGCGCGCGATCATCACCCACAGGCCCGCCGCGGCGTTGCCCGTCTCGACCGCATCGCCGATCGAGACGGCCGCGCGCAGGCTTGGCTTTATCCGCAGAGGATCCCCGGACCCGCCGACAAGCGACGCCTGCACCCGATGGAGCCGCCCGCCGATCGCCACGATCGAGCCGCGCAGAACCGTCAGCCCGGCCCCGACGCCCTGGACAGACAGCGACACCGCCCCGGCGGGCGCCGCGGTTGATATGCTTATGCTCGACGCGCCCGCGGTCCCATGAAACCCAATCAGCGCCGGGCGCGCCAGCCGCGCCACCACGCCCGGCTCGATCAGCCGATCACCCCAGCCGTCCAAATCGCTCGCAACCCGCGGCGATAGGGGCGCGGTTTCGATCATCATTTCCCACCAGCGCCCCCCGAATTCGAGACGCGCAACGCCGCCCGTATAGGGCGACGACATTTTCGCCACACTATCGCGCATGGTAAGCGAAACCGCCGTTAGATCGACGCCGCCCGGCAAATCCAGAATTTCCATTTTTCCGCCTCACACTTCGCCGCGCCGCCGCATATCCGCGACGGTTGGCGAGATTGCCGCGATCGCAACCGCCACCGCTTGACGAACCGCCGCCGCGGTTGCCGCCGGATCCGTTGCGCCGCGCGCGTCGATATTGCCGATCGAGACACTTGCGCCGCCGCCCTGGACAGCGACGCCCAACTTGCCGCCACGGCCGCGCGCAAGCGGCATGACAGCTTCCGGCCCGGCTTCGCCCATGACGCCCAAGCCGCCGCCCGCCATGGCGAACCCCGTCGCCTTGTCGAACACGCCGCCGCGCGCGAATTTCTGGACGCCGCCCGAAAATGCGCCGCCCTTCGCAAAGCCGAGAAAGCGCGAAAAATCCTGAAACGCGGTTGGCACCGGCGGCGGCGGAATTGCTCCGGGAAGCGGCGAAAGCGCGGGCGCGGCCGCGGGCGCGAAAAATCCATTCACCCCCGCCTCGATCGCCTTGCCGCCGATCGTCCCAAGGGCGGAGCGCCAATCAAATGAACCGCCCCCCATTGCCGACCCGGCAAGCCCGCCAAGCGCGGACGCAATGTCAGATTTCACAGCGTCGAAAATGCCTGAAACCTTGTTCGCGGCCGCCTCAGCGGGCGCGACCATCACCTTATCCAAGCGCCCAAAATGCGCCTCGATCCCGTCCACCATATCGGGAACGTAGGAATTCCCGACAACCGCATCCCACATTCCGAAAAATGCAGATTTTACAGTATCGACCCCCGCATTCACCTTATCGAAAGCCTTGCTTAGCTTCTCCGTGAATAGCTTTGTGATCTTATCCACCATTTCCTCGACATAGCGCGCCGCATCCGCGCCCATTTCTTTCAGACTGTTTACAATCGACGCGGTAAATTGCGAAACCGTTTCGCCAATTCCAACCGCCCAATCTGACAACATCGGCCCGATCGCGACAATATCGCTCCAAAACACCGCGACGCCGACGCCAAGCGCCGCCACAGCCACCAGCGCCAGCCCAAGCGGCGACGCCAGCGCGGCGACGCCAAGCACCAACAGCCCCAGCGCAGCGACAATCGGCCCGATCGCCACCGTTGCCGCAATGATCATCAGGCCCCATTTTTTCGTCTCAGGGGACAATTCGCCGATATATTGCGCGAAACCCTTTAACAGCGTGATAAATTCGGTCATAGCCTCAAGCAAACCCGCGTCCGCAATTGCAAGTTTTATTTCCGAAAGCGCAGATCCCAACTGTTTCATTTGACCGTTGAAGCCGGTCATTTGCGTTCCGGCCATTCGCTCCGCAGTGCCGCCAGCATTTTCGAAATTTAACGCCATTTCTTGCAGCGCACCGGATCCTTGCGCCAAAAGCCCAAGCATAGCGGGCCCGGCTTCTTGCCCGAATAGTTTCATCATTCCCGCGGTATCGCTCAAATGCGGCTCTAGATCCGCGATGATCTCGCCGAATGGCTTCAATTGCCCGGTTGCATCGACCACCGCAACACCCATATCCGCCAGCGCGTCGCGCGCCATTTTGGGCGGATTGATCAGGCGCGACAGCGCGCCGCGCAGCGCGACGCCCGCTTGCTCGCCTTGAATGCCCGCATTCGACATAAGCGTGATCGCGGCCGCGGAATTCGAAAAATCAATTCCCAATTGAGACGCGATCGGCCCGGCGTATTTCATCGCCGCGCCCAATTGCTCGATATTTGTATTGCCCGAAGAATAAGCTTTCGCCATTGCGTCGACAATTTCCGGCAATTGCGAAATATCCAGCCCGTATCCGGTCAGGACGTTTGAAACAACGTCCGCGGCCGTCGCCAGATCCATGCTTGCCGCCGCCGCCATGTTTAGGGTTGACGGGATCGCGGCGATTGTTTGATCGACGTCAAAGCCCGCTTGCGCCAGAAATGCCATAGCGTCCGCCGCCTCGCGCGCGCTGAAAGCCGTTCCCGCCCCCATCTCGCGCGCCGTCGCCGACAGCCGCGCAAGGTCCTCGTCGCTCGCCTCAGACACAGCCGCAACTTTAAGCATCGCGGTTTCGAATTCCGCGGCCGTCTTGGTGACGTCCGCCAGAAACACGCCGCCCGGCACGGTAAGCCCCGCCGACAGCTTGGCGCCCATGATCGCAGCGGATCCGCCGACGCGCGCGGCACGCGCCGCCAGCCCGTCGAAATCGCCCTCAGCGCCGCGAATTGCCCGCGTCAGCGCGCCGAAAACGCCGCCGAATGCGTTAATCGCGCGAATATCAAAATCAATTCCCGACATTTTCGGCCGCCTCTATTTCAAAATATGCGGCCCATGCCCGCCATTCTTCGGCAGGCATGGCCCAGACTTGTTCAAGCGGCACCCTAAGCCGCAACGCCAGCAGGTGCGAAAACAGCGCCGCCGGATCTTCTTTCAGTCTTTTTTTTCATCCTCGACGGTTGCATCAGCGCCAGCCGCGGCCGAGATAAGGCGCAGCACGACCGCCGCATCAGCGCCGACAAGCGCCGCCATGGTCGGCGCATCATCCGAAAACAGCGCCTTGCCGTCCGCATCGCACGCAACCGCGATGATCAAATTCGCCGACGCCCTCGCCGCATTTTTCTTGACGTCCTTTGAAAAATCATCCGCCTGGCCCGCGGTCTGGCGCCGGAAATACACCACGTCCAAGCCCCATTCCGGCGCGGTTGAAACGCGGCCGGAAAGCGTTTTGGAATGCGCGCGGATCCGATCGAGAATGCCCCCGGAACTCATGTCACGGTTTCCTCAGTCCAAGCGCCCGTTGCTTTCCAAGAAAAATTCGTGACGATTTCATCACCCTTGGCGACCGGGCTTCCGATTTCCGTGATGATCGCGTCGACGTCGATATAGATCTTCCCCGGGGCGTCACCGGCGGGATAGAGCGACAGCGCCACCGACGCGCCAAGCACTAGCGCGTTTTGCCCATCGTCGGCCGGATCATAGAAAACCTCGATCGAGCCCGATGCGCTTTTGATCGTGGCGATCGATCGCATATACGCATCGCCCATCGTATGAAAATCCTTGGTCTCGACGGTTTGCGTCATTTCCCAAGAATTCACCTCAGCGACCGGCACAGTGTCGACCTTCACCTTGCCCCCCAGCCCCGTGATCACAGTCATATTCTAGCCCTTTCTTGAAAATTGCCGCGCTTATTGCGCCGCGGCTGGATTGCTCGGATCAGTCACGCATTGCACCACGAATGAAATTTCCAGAGCCGTGATCGACGTATCGCCCCGATCTGAAAAATCGCATTGCGTCGCGCCGCTTGCGATCACCCCGAGCGCCTGGACAGCGGGCGCGGCATAAATCGCGCCCTCGATCTGGAACGCGAGCGCGTCCGCCGCGTCTTGCGAGATCGCCGCGCCCGCGTCCTCACCCAGCCGCACGCGCACCACCAGCGACACCAAGCGCCGCGCGCGCCCGCCCATCGTCGCAAGCGCCCATTCGTCGCCAGACGTGGCGACGTCAATTCGCGGCCATGCCGCGCGCCCCCGCGGGCGCAGATCGCCGCCCGCCGAAACCGTCAGGCCCGCCGCCGTCAAAGCGGCGACGGCCGCCGCGCGCAGATCGTGGCGCAGATGTCGCGCACTCATCGGCCGGGCCCCTCAATTCGCAGCAGCGCCCGGCCGCCCTGCATCCGCTCCACCGACAGGATCGAATAAACAGCGCCCGCAAGAACCACGTCGCCGCCGTCCATATCGCTCGCCTCAGCGTCCAAGATAGACACCCGCGTTTCGCGAACAAACGCCCCCAGAACCTCGATCCCGTCGCGCGTGATCACGCCGACCGACGCGCGCGGGGCGCCGTCCGCGGGGCGCAATTCGATCGGCTCGCCAAAAATGCCGACCGTGACACCGGCGAGAAAATCAAACGCGCCCGCCATGATCAGGCCGCGCCCGGCGTCAGCAGCACCGACCCGAGAACGGCGGCGGAGATCGCCGCGGCCGTCGCCGTGCCGATCCGATCATTCGCGGCCGTATCATCGTCGACCGTCGCCGCGCCCGCGGATGCGTCCCAATAGATCGGCGCGCCGATCGTCCAAGCCTCGCCAGAGGCTTTCGCGATCCGAAATTCGCCGACCGTGGCGACCTCGACCGGCGCGCCGTTTGCAGCGTCTGCGAAGGCGACGCCGACCAGCGACCCGACTTTGACCAGATCGCCCGCATCGATCGAGGCGGGCGCGGGAACCGTCACCACGCCCCGCGATGCAATTTCATTTTTCATTTTGTTTCGCCCATGCTTTCACCGCGCGCGAGATTGCGCGCGGGCCGCGTCACGGCGGCGGGCCGCCCTGGCCCGCCGCCCTTTCAATCGCCCCGATCGGGCGCGCGCGCTTAGGCGCCCGTGCTGCGGTAGGTTGCCGCCGACATGGCCCCGAATCCAAAATCATGCTCGATCGACACGCCGAACCCGGTCTGCCCAAAAGGTTGCTCGACCCGGATCCGCGGCACGGCCGCCCCTTCCAGAAAGCCGAACGCAAACGCGGGCGCGATGCGCGGATCTGCAAGCACCAAGAATTCGCCGTCCGGGATTTCAGCCGTGACCAGATGATCGAGGCGACCCGCAAACGGATTGATCGCCGCCGAAACCACGGCCGAAATTGGCGACGTCAGGCGCTCCGCATCGGTTTCCAAATCCGGGCCCACCACCAAGAAACGCGCGGCCGCGTTGATCGGTTGCCCGTCCGGGCCCGGCGTTTTGCGGATCACGGCGCGGGCCCCGGAAAGCGCATCGATCGACAGCGCGACGGCCGCCAGATTGCCGCGGTCTGCATGCCACACCGCCACGCCGTCGCCCAGCTTCGCCGCCAGCGCCAGCGCCCAGAAAGTCCGCTCCTCGAACGCCTGCACCCGGCGGCCGTAGTTTGCGATCGTGCGATCGATCGCGCCGAGATCATCATTCACCATCACCTCGCGCGCGATGCCGAATTTCACGCCGTAGGATTGCAAGAACGCGGTTTCGACCCGATCGCCAAGCGTGCCGCCTTTCAGATCGCCAGAGGATCCCACCGGCACAAGATCCGGCAAATCGCCGACCGAAACCGTTTGGTGCGCGCGGAAATCTCGGAAAGAAATTTCCTCCGCGATCGCGCGATAAGCGGGCGGGATTTCACCATAAACATCGGCGAGCCGCCGGTTCATCGCGTCGCCGACGATGCCCGAAAAATCGGACCCGGTATGGAGCGCGGACATAAGCACCTCGGAGCGCTCCGAGAACGTGCGCAGCGGGCCGCGATGCCCGGTCATGGCGGCGGCCATTTCCGCGACGCTGGACCCCATCCACCCGGCCGCCGGGCCCGAGACGTCGCGCGCGCCGCTCATTCGCGCGACCATCGCGCCAAGCATGCCCGCGCGCATCGTATCGCCCTCATCCCGACGCCCGCCACGCGGAGCGGCAGGCGTGCGCGCGCCAGCATGCGGCGCCGTCCCTTGCGCCATCCAAGCCGCTTGCATCGCGGGGGCGATCGCGTCCCCGGCGATCCCGTCCGCGATCATCACCGCAAGCGCCGAATGCGAGATCCCCAGCGCGCCACCTTGCTCCATGATCTCCGAGATCCGGCCGCGCTCCATCGTGACCGCGGCGGCGGACATTGCCGCGGCGGCGGCCGTCGCCATCACCCGCACGGGGGCGGGCGCGGGCGCGGGCGCGATCGGCGCGGGATCAAGCGCCAGCAGCGGCGCGAGGGGCGCGGGAACCGCGGCGGCGGGGGGGATATTTTCGGGGAGCATGTTGCAGCCTTTCAATTTTGCGGCCCGCGGGCCGCCCTCGATCCAGCCCGCGGCGATCGCCGCGGCCCTTGTTCTTTTCGGCACGCCGCCGGGCGCGTGCATCATCAGCGGCGCGGCCGCGGCCATGCGCGTCACAGCATCCGGGGGCGGCGCGTCGCTCAATGCGTCAGCGAACCCGATCGCCACCGCCTCAGCGCCGCGCCACCACGTTTCAGCGATCATCAGCGCGCGCGCGGCGGCGGCGTCGATGCCAAGCCGCGCCGCATAAATCGGCGCGAACAACGCGCCGACTTGATCAAGCGTTGCGGCGGCGGCGCCGATTTCGGCGCTATCGCCGATCGCCATGGCGCGCGGATCATGGATCATCACCGAAGCGTCAGCGGCGATTTCAACCCGCCCCGCACCGCAGCAAATCAGCGACGCGGCGCTTGCGGCGATCCCTTCGATAATCACCGTGACCGGCCCGTCATGGCCCGCCAGAGCGGCGCGGATCGCCGCGCCCTCGTATGCATCGCCGCCGATCGAATTGATCCGCACCGTGACCGGGCCGCCCGCGAATTGCGCGAGCGCCTCGATCACCTCGCGCGCGGAAAATTCATCCTCATACCCGCCCGCCATCACATACCCATGGAGCAAGATTTGCCCGCCGATCACCAACCGCGAGCCGCTTGGATTATTCATTCAAATCCCTTTCATTTTGCACCGCCAGCCACAGCGGGCGGCGGCGCGAGCGTTGTTGTCGTCAGCAATTCGCGCGCCTGGAGATCCGCGGCGTTGTCCTCGCCGCGCTCGCGCGCGACGCGCTCGGGATCGCGGCCCTGGCTTCGCACCACGTCGCGTCGCGATCGGAACCCGGCCCGCACCTCGACCTCCGCCGCCTTCGCGTCTTTGAGCGGCTCGATCGCGGCGCGGGCGGGCGGCGTATGCGACGCGACAGCGGCGAGGATCTGCACCGCGTTGCGCGGATCCGTCACCGCCCAACCCTCCAAGAGCCACCGCGCCAGCCCGTCGCATAGCGTCGGAACCAGCGCATCCGATCGCCAATCATCCACGTTGCGATGCATTGCCAACCGTCCGATTTTAGCGCTGGAGAAATTGACTTGCGACAATTCCCCCGTTAGCGCCTCAAACGTAATTCCGAGCCCGCTTGCGATTTCATGTTGAACAAGTTTAACGAAACCATCGAAGCCTTCGACGCTCGGGGGGCTCGAAAATGTCACCGTTTCACCGGGCCGCAAATCCTGCACCGTGCCCGGCTCGATCGTCACCGCATCGGATGCGCCAGACCCGCCGCCGCCGTCCTCACCCTCAGCCATGCCAGACAAAGGCCGCTCGTCGCCATCATCCGGCGACATGACGAAAGCGACAAAACACGCGGCGATTTTTTGGCGCATCACGTTTGCGCCGATCGCGTCCGATAGATCCTGCATGCGCAGCGCGACCGGAGCGAACCAAGAAACGCCGCGGCCCTGGCCCGGCCGCTCGACGCGAAACACATGGATCACATCGACCGCATCGACGCGATCGGATCGATCCATCACCCGGCGCAACCATCCGCCGTGCGGATGATGCCGGAAAAAATGATAGGCGATCACTTGGCCCGATGCGTCGCGCTCGAT